TGATACTTCTTCAGATAACGTGAACCACCCACATCAAATGCGAGGAAGAATACAAAGTCACAATCCATAATTACTCGATGCAATTCTGGATTAGGAATAGTAGTCATGTCATGGTGGTCACCATTAACTACATCAAATTCATGGACTGTGTGCCCTTTCTTGCGGAGGTATTCGGTAAGGTAAGCACCAACCTGACCACTAGAACCTAGTACTGTAATTTTCATTTTGCCTCATGCACGTAATGTTGAACCAATTCTACCATCATTTTCCCTAGTTTTAAGTCTCCAGTATGTATCAAACTCTGGATTGCTCTCAGGAATGTCTTCTTCTGTTACCAATCTACCATTTTCACATCCAAGACTTGCATGGATTAAATTATAGTTTTCACCAAGAAGTTCTTTAAATCCATCAAGTTGATTATACAGTCCTTCGTATAGATAAGTTCCGTTTTGATGGGTTTCTAAAAATAACTCACCGATGTTAGATGTGTCAATATATCTTTCCTTCAAAGTCTTTAGGACAGTTAAATCACTTCCTTGTGCATCAGAAACATAAAGGTCAATCTTTTCAACTTCACCAGTTTCTAAAAACTCAGAGAGATTAACAGTCTGTACAGTAATTTCCTTGATTACTGCTGCATTGAAACCATGAAAATCCTTGAACTCTTTTACACCATCACCAAGACTACTTGCTACACGGTTTCCAGTTACATAAAGTGTCTGCTCTCCATCGGTGGTTGAGCAAGCAGCATTGACAAGAACAACTTGAGTATCTTTTGTCTCTACAATGTTTCTTTCCAAATCAGCAAACATTTCTGGGTCTGGTTCAAAGGCAATAACCTGGTCAAACTTTCTATAGATTGAATTCAGGGTATGCCCTTTGTTTGCCCCAACATAAACTAATGTTGTCATTTTACCTCCGTCACTTTCCAAACAGTTTGAACATGGGGGTAATGATTTCCATGCTGATAAAGTTTTTCCATTCCAATTCCGTATTCTTCAATGATTTCTCTGTGAGCACGGGATTCACCATCTTTCATCTCTTCAAAACCAGGAGTGCCACCCCAGTCATCATATCCGATGATAGTGCCAGGAACGATTAGATTATTCTCCATCATATAGTTAAAGGCAAACTTTGTTGGAGAATAGATATCTAAATCGAAATCAACATAAAGTGCTGGTTTGAGATTCTCCTTTGCAGGTAGAGTCTCTTCAACAAGTCCAGCAACTACAGAAACCTTTGTTTCTTTTTCATTACTAGTGTATATATTCTGAACTTCAGACTCTACTTTTGCAGCACACTGCTCTGGTGTTTCTAAACCAAAATATTTTACTACATTAAATTCATCTGGAAGAATATCTGGGTCCCAAGACTCTTGCCAAATAGGTTCGGCAGTTTCTTTAGGCATACCAGTGAATACATCAAATCCATGGAATGTAGTCACTTCCAGTTTATGTTTACTTAGAATTTTCGCAATCTCTCGCATGGAGCCTCCATTGAAGACTCCATATTGATACACATCAAAGTCTTGAGGATTATCAAACTCACAGTGGTCGTTAATTGCAATATCTAATAACGAAACTCTCCAACTCATGCTGACATTTCTCCACGACTAATTTGTTCAGAAATCCACTCATAGGTTTTGCGGATACCTTCTTCAAGGGTTTGTGAGTAATCCCAACCCAACTTTTCACGAACCAAGTCATTGTTAGAGTTACGTCCACGAACACCCAAAGGTCCGTCGATATGCATCTTAGTAACTTCTTTACCAGCAACCTTAGCAGCAGTATCGACCAGTTGATTGATGGTAACCATTTCTTCAGAACCAATATTTACAGGTCCCTCGAAATCAGAATCCATTAGTCTTCTGGTTGCCTCGATGCACTCGTCGATGAAGAGGAAACTTCTGGTTTGCTCTCCGTCTCCCCATACCTCGATAGCACCACCAGCATCTGGGAGATTTGCCACTTTTCTACAAATCGCAGCAGGAGCTTTTTCTCGTCCCCCTGTCCATGTCCCCTCGGGTCCGAAGATGTTATGATATCGAGCAACACGTACAGGAATGCTGTGGTTGCGGCTGTAAGCCAGATATAGACGTTCACTAAAAAGTTTCTCCCAACCATATTCAGAGTCTGGATTGGCGGGATAAGCAGAAGACTCCCTACAATCAGGATTATCGGGATCAAGCTGGTTGTGCTCAGGATACATGCAAGCAGAACCAGAATAGAAAATTTTAGTACTATTTTTGCCGAGTTGCTCATTTAATTTACGTTGCTCTTCAAGAACATTCAGATTAATGCTAACACTATTATGCATAATATCAGCATCATTTTCACCAGTAAAGACAAACCCAGCACCACCCATATCAGCAGCAAACTGATAGATTTCATCAAAACAATTAATGTACCTATAAGGAACTGAATTATAAAAATTCCCACGGTCACCCTTGTACTGAAGGACACGACGAACAAAGTCTACGTCACGAAGGTCTCCTTGGACAAATTCATTTGCCCAGGTCTGGGAGAAATCTGGATACTTAAGGTCAACTCCACGTACCCAGTAACCTTCATCACGAAGTCTTTTGACCATATGACTACCGATGAAACCACCTGCACCAAGTACAAGTGCTTTTTTTACATATTGACCCATGTTTTTTAATAGATAAAATCAACCTTAGTATATATTCTACAAAAAAAGAGGGTCCTTGTAAACCCCCCTTTCCTTATCCGTATTTTGCAGGCTCGCCACTTGTTCTTTTAGACGTAAGGAAAAACAAGAAACCTTTGCAGATGTCCGCACCAGCAGGCTTAACCCTTATCCTGCGGGGTATATTCGATAGCACTTAGCTCCACCACTTGCTCTTATGGAAAAGCAAGAAACCCGAGGGGTCGTAAGAACCCATCCCGACCAGGGTGCTTTTTGAGTCATCCCAAGACTATGCTTCCTGAGAGGATCGAACTCTCCTTAGGCAAATTATGAGTTTGCTGCATTCACCAGATTGCTAATCGAGCATACTGCAGGTATCATTCCATCCATTGTAAATCCAACCAGTGAGGATATATTTTTCACCAGAGTATGGCATACATGCCCTATGAGTGTAAGTCCAAGTAGAAGGAAACATAACTAGTTTTCCTTTTTCTGGTTTAATCTTCATCCCATTTGTGAATTCTGTTTCACCACCCCTCTCCACTGTATTCAAATACCAGATAAATGTCAAGATTCTGCTTCCCTTATCTTTCTCAAATGAATAATCATTATGCCAAGTATAAAACCCTTTATTTGCTTCATACCTTTGAATATGGTATCCAGAATCAGTTACATTTCTAATGCCATTATGAAAATCAACATTAGGAATACATTTAGTTATATACTCAATGTATTCATTAATGCACTCACCAATTTTATTAGAAATAAATTCATCGTCTTTTTTCCAAACCTCACTAGATGGACTAACAGCCAAATCTAGAGTTTCTTTTATTTCTGTTTGTACACCAGAACCTACAATTCCTCGGTATACTTTACCTTCCGAGTCCTCTTCAAATTTCTGAACTAATTTATCACAAAACTCATCAGTCAGTGAATTTGAAACTTGCCAAATATACGGGTCTTCAACAACCTTCTTCATGTTCAGTGTACAATTTAAGTAATTCGTCATCGGCAGGAATCATGACTGCCTTATCACCATTTTCGTTTTCAATGACATATGAAGTTTTATTTGTTTCAATATCTTCGATATATTCATCAAAGTGTTTTTGGAATTGATCAATAGGGATAACTGGCAATTCCTCAAACTCTTTGTAATCCATTTAGTCACCAATTTCTTAGGTATATATTATCACTTCTTATGTGACCTGTCAAATGGTTCCCAGTGTTCCCAACCATATTTGTGGACAAGGTGCATACCAATGATGGGAACAAAAACTAACATGAATCCCATGACACCTAAACACCATGGGGTATTCATTACAGCCCTAACAAAAAGTTGAACGTGACTCATGATTCCTCATGACCATGTTGTTCTGATTCTGGATGTGGTTGCTGTTCTGATTCGGGATGATTTTGTTGTTGTTCGTTATTCATTTCTTTTTGTACTTAGGAGGAAGTTTTATTTTACCCTTATACTTTACTGGCCAAGTTGTTTCCAACGTAGTAATTAGTAAAGCAATAAATGCGAATATAAACAGTAGAGTCATTTTTCCCAACCTTTGTTGCAGTGTTCACAACCTTTACCACCACACTTTGTACATATCCAATGAGTCCTATCGGACATCATGTCCTCCAAACATTGCTCTCATGCCATTCAGAACCTTGGCCGTGAAAGCACCAAGACGGCGTGACTCAAAACGAGCCCACAACGCACCAGAGATAACAGGAGCGGGTACGCCAAGATCCACAGCAGCGTGAACCGTCCAACGACCCTCACCAGAGTCTGATACTCCCCCATCGAACTTGCTAAGCTCTCTATCGTGCCGTAGAACATCAGCGGTAAGATCGAGCAACCAACTGCCAACCACAGAACCACGACGCCAACACTCAGCCACCTTAGAAACGTCAATATCATATTGATAGTCTTCTGGGCAGTCCATTGGAGCAACCTCAGCATCTCCTTCCTTAACGTACTTCGACCCAGCATTAGCTTCATGCAGGATATTAAATCCTTCGGCATATGCTTGCATGATTCCATATTCGATTCCATTATGGACCATCTTTACAAAGTGACCTGCTCCAGGACCCCCGCAATGCATCCAACCGTACTCTTCAGGGTAGAGAGTATAACCGTCTCTGTCAGTGGTCCTGGGGGCAGCATCGATGCCTGGTGCGAGTGCGTCGAAGAGAGGACGGCAGACGGATACTGCAGTATTTGCACCCCCAACCATAAGACAGTATCCACGCTCCAAACCGTAAACACCACCACTAGTACCACAGTCAAGATATTGGATGCCAAGTTTAGACAACCTTTCTGCCCGTCGTCTAGAGTCTTTAAAATTGGAATTGCCATGATCAATAATAATATCACCCTCCACACAAAGTGGTAGTAACTCATTGAGTGTGTCCTCTACTAATTCTGCTGGTACAACCATCATAAAGACTGCTGGATTTTTTGCAACAACAGTTTCTCCAGACTTTTCACCGTACAATACTTTAGTTTCTCGAACTACTTGAACAAGAGTTTCAATAGAAGTGGTACATCCACTGATATAACCCTTTTCAAATTGTTCTTCTGCTTTTTTATAGTTCCTGCGATATCCATAAACCTCATGACCTGCTTTGAGCATACGACGGGACATGCCTTCACCCATCCGTCCGAGACCGATAATTCCTACTCTCATTGTTTTCCTTCGTTAATAAAGTATTCTGGTAAGGGGCATCCCTTAAAATTGTTAATTTCGTTTACTGATAATACAAACATGGTGACGAAACCGAGACAGAAAGCAAATAACATCTGAGGAAAGTTATAGTTCCCCATGTAAGCAGTAGGGTCTGGTTCATCATCATGCGGATGCATGTGTCTTGCCAGTTCCTCTATTCGTTTTTTTCTTTCTTCCTCGGTTTCTTTTTTCATTAGATTACTCTGCCAGGTACGTATTCTTCTAGACCATCTAGAATTTCATTTAGAAGTTCACCGTACTCCCGAAACTGCCTATCACCTGCAATGAAAGAACGTTGCCTTCTCCAAATTGCTTCAGCAAGTTTCCTTTTTTCTTCAATTGTAAACTCTGTGAATCTGTTCATGTTCTTGATTTAGAGTTAGTGTGCTGTTCCATTGCCATCATAGTCATCACTATCATAGTAATCATTCTCACCTTTGTAAAGTCCAAAAAGTAACGTAATCAAGACAAAAGGAACGGACATGTATAAAAGTGCGTTACTTAGCATCATTTTTGTTTTCTTTTTTCTTATTGGATTTGTTTAAGTATTTGTCAGAGGATTGCTCCGTAATAAGAGTCATACCTTTATCAATAAAATCTTTTGATTTATCGACTGGTGAGTTTGCCATCTGTTCTCCGTGAGGTGAAACAGAACTTTTTACGGGGTTGCTATCCCGTGAATCACGGATTTCTTGGGTCAATCCCAAGTCTCATTAAGTATTCTGCCCACCAATCTGGGTCTCTTTTTTGTCTCCACCTAGGAACAGGTTTACCCTGTTCTTCATAGTATTTGTTAATTGCATCATCGATAATCTGTGCGGTCTCCATACTCTTCTTCCTCCTCATCAACGTCTGCATATGCGTCTGCCACATAAGGTCCTCTTTTTCTGAAGGGTTCTCGTTTAACATAATCGGATTCAGTATTAACAGCAGAAATCCATACTGCTAGCTTCATTACTATGTAGATGATTAGTAGTGGTAAAAAGCAACCTATAAGAATAAGTGTTTCCATTACATACTCCCGTTCCTAAATCCGATAACGTATCCGAGTAAAACTCCGCACATAAATGAGACATACATGTACAACATGTGTGAAATGAATTGTATCAATTCCATCCACTCAGAGTAGGTAATCATTAGACTCCCTCCTCTTCATGGTCATATGTCATACGTTGGTCCCAAAAATCATCGTCTTCATATAGTGGACAAGGTTCCTCAAACAAGTAAGCCATTTTGAGTTCGTGAACTCTTTCTCTTAACTCTTTATAGAACTCTTGTCGTTCTTCCTGGTTCATTCCTCTTTTTTAAATACTTTTTCTACTTGTTCTCTAACATTCTTAAGTTTCTCTTTTTCACGTTCTGTATGCTTATAACCATACTTTCCATGGAATATAAAATGTCCTTGGACCATCATGGTTACTCCAAATAACATTAAAAGGGTTGTTCCCAACCAATCTATAATGTGATTTTCAGCCATGGCAGTAATGGTGGAATCACTCCGATAAGTCGAAGCAGACCCTCAGCAAAAAGTGCAAGAACAACCCAACCAACACAGAAACTGATAATTGAAGCATTACGATTATGTTGTCGTATGGCATCAGCAATCATCACCTCCACTTCTTCTTTACTAACAACAGTAAATTTTTCTTTTGTCATTCTGGAGTCTCTCCTTTTTTCGGAAACTCTAAGTACTTTTGCATAGGATCTTTTCTAGTCGTTACGATTTTTACAGCTCGTTTATAAAACTGATTATCGGTGTTACCCGATGCCTCAAATGTCTCCTTAATCTTCACCCAATTAGCATAGGTGTGATCGTCCATGAGGTTCCCCTAGTAGATTTACTACTATATACTAATTAGGCAAACTCGAATGTCATCAAAGTGTGTTCATTACGTAACACTGTTGAAGAAATAATGAAGATATTTACCTTTCTTCAAATTCAATTTTTCTAACTTTCCTTTGTTTACGGGATTCTTGGAATTTTAAATCTTCTTTTGACAAAATACTTTTCTTCTGAGATTGATAAGAATTGTTAATTATTTCAACCAGGTCTAAGTTCATTGCTCCGATACTATCGTCAACAATTTTCATCATATTTTCACAACCACAGCACTGAATTTTAGTAGTACTAGTTAACTCTGCATTACAAACTTTGCATCTTACTGTAATCATTTTTCTGTTTTTAAAAGTAAGCGAGTGACGGGGATCGAACCCGTGACAAGAGCTTGGAAGGCTCGCATGTTACCGCTACACCACACTCGCAAGCGGGTCTTACACAGGAGAGGAGGTGGTGGTGGTCTCTCCTGATGCCCAGCGACTCGCGAAGGACTCGAACCTTCGACCGACTGCTTAGAAGGCAGT